TCGAGGTATTCTTCGACGTCGACGATCTTAGTTGGGAAGCCATTGAAGCCGAGGCTGGCGATCGTCTTGTCAGGCCGGACAATGACGGCGCCGCACTTGGTGCTGGGATCTTTTGACCAGGTTGAGACGTGTTCTGCAAGGCCGATGAACCTCCTGTCCCAGATCATGCGTCCTCCGGCAGGCGGATGCGCTGCGGCTGGAAGATGGAGCGTATGGCCCACATGAGGCCTTGTTGGATGTTGGTTTTAGCTAATGCTACACAACGCTTATCAGTCTTAGCTGACTGTTCCAGTAGATCGAAGTAGCGCAGCATACGCTCTTCCAACTCCTTCCCCATGTTGGCCATGTTCTTCTCATCATCAGTAAGCTCTCGGTAGCCCTTAACGTCTGTCATGCTGCGCAACTCCCGTCGATGCAGGCCTCTGTCATAATGCCGGCGCGCTTACCGCCGACCTGGAAGGTCGAGCAGCCTTTGGCGCCCTGCTTCCACGCTTGTATGTATAGGTCCTTGAAGTCGTCCCACGCCATGGTGCTGGGGACATTGCAGGTTTTGCTGATGGCAGAATCCACGTGTCGCTGTGCCAGAGCGAGGACGGCGATATGTTCTTTGGCCGATACCTCCATAGCTGTACGAGGAGTGACTCCAATGGCCGTGCCGTAGTCCTGTACCTCATACTCCGTAGGTCCCGAAGGAGTGCTGACAATCCGCCGGGATAGCGGCGCCCATACTGGCTCGATTCCACTGCTGACATTATCCATACAGAAGCTGGTCGTCCCGGTTGGGGCGATGGTTGTTAGGTGGCTGTTCCTGATGCCATGTTCGGAAATGGCCGCCCTGACTATGGGTGAGAGGGCTTTTATGAAGGGCCGTTCCAGATAGGACGCTGGGACGTAGGCTGGACATGGACCCTTCTCCTTAGCAAGGGCGGCCGATGCGAGGTAAGCGTGGTCTTTGATAGTCGCTAGGATCACCTCCATTTCTGCTAGAAAACCATCAGTACCGTAGGGCAGGCCACAGGCTTCCAGGGCATTAGCGAGGCCCATGACGCCTAGGCCCATCCGTCTGGTCTGCTCGGCCGAGATTTGCTGGCCTGGGATGGGATAGATGGCCTGGTCCACGACATTGTCCATCGAGCGGACAACGAGGGGGATATCTGCAATTAGCTGCTCTTTGTCAAAGGTCCAGCGGGGCGAATCGAGAGATGCGGGCGCAGCCCGAGGCTTCAGATACCGTACCAGGTTGAAGGCACCGAGGAGGCAGGCCCCGAAAGGCGGGAGGGGCTGTTCGGAGCAGGGGTTAGTCGCAGCGATTGTCTCGCAATATGACAAGTTGTTCCAATGATTGATTCTGTCGATAAACACAACACCGGGCTCCGCCCAATCCCAGGTGGATCGCATGATAGAGTTCCACAGAGCTGCCGCGTCAACGCTTCGATAGACGCGTCCATTAAAGCGTAGAGGGAACTCATCTCCCTCTGCGACAGCTTGCATGAACTCGTCGGTGATAGCGATAGAGAGATTGAAAGATGTAAGTCTATTGGGGTTCTGCTTGGCATGGATGAACTCCTCTATGTCTGGGTGATCGACGCGGAGGATGGCCATCTGGGCTCCCCGTCGCTCGCCTGTGGAGGAAGTGCAGGCGCCGATGGCTCCGAAGATTTCCATAAAAGAGATAGGGCCTGTGCTGTGACTGTCAAGTTTCGCGATCTTATCGCCGCGAGGACGTAGAGTTGAGAAGTCATAGCCGATGCCTCCTCCCATGCGCAGCGTAGCTGCGGCCTCGTGGGCTCGCTGCATGATGTTACCGGGGCCGTCGACGAAGCTGTCGGCAATAGCTCCGGAGACAAAACAGTTGTAGGGCGTTGTGCACTTGGTTGTGCCGACAGTAGAGAGAATGCGTCCGCCCGGTACGAAGCGCTGGTCTAGGAGAACCTCGCGCGTAGAGCGATAGTGGGCATCGCTGTCAGATAGGGCGGACGCAACTCGATTGCACACATCTCGATAGGTCTCGCCCCGCTGGCAGTACTTGTGCGTGAAAGTGGCGAGGGCGGGGGCGGTCTGTGGACCCACAGGAGAAGACATGGCATGCTCCAATTGTGCGGTAATGGGGGATCATATGCCACCCGTGGCACCGCTGCAACACCTGCCCGCTGTTATCTTTAGGGATGTAGCCTAATAGGCACTAGATGGTAATAGAGTTCGACGCTGTATCAAGCACCTCAGGGATAGACGGCACTGTTGAGACGGTCGCTCACACTGCCTCTGGCTCCAATCGCTTTCTATTCGTTGGCGTTGGTCTATCTGCTGCCGCCCCAGGCAGTGTTACCGGCGTCACCTACAACGGCGATGCGCTAGCCAAGATTTGGGACCACACGACCGGAGTAAACCACCGCTGCGAAGGTTGGTATATGGTCGACCCTGACTTGGGCGGTCCCTTTAATATCGAGGTGACCTTCACAGGCGAGGCTGACGAGTGGTGCATCGGCGGCGTTTCTCTCACTGGCGTGCATCAGACGGCGACACTCGGCACTCCTGCGGAGAATGCAGGCGAGAGCGCAACGCCCACTGTCGACGTAACTAGCGCTGTCGATGAGTGGGTCATCGACATGATATACTGCGCTGCCACCTCGATTGCCGCCCACGCCAGCCAGACCATGCGCTGGGAGCAGGAGAACATCAGCGGCAACAGCGGAGGCTGCAGCACTGAGGAGGCAGCTGGCAGCCCTGTTACCATGTCCTGGACGATGGCCTCTAATGACTGGGTGATCGGAGGCGTATCCATAAAGCCGGCAGCCGATGCGCCGGTAGGTGATGGCCAACCTCCCGCCCAGACAGGTGGCCCCTCCATATCCAAGGGCAGGCCGCGTATGATGCCATCCGGCTCGTCGTTCTGAGGCCAGCAAAGGGAACATCGAAATGCCTAGCTATAACTCAAATAATCTGCTGGCGGGCACCCAGCAGGCTTTGTCCACCGCGTATAAGACGCTGCTAGCTCTGACAGCTGCCACAGCGACGTTGACCAGTGCTGAGGTATTCGAATTCGGAGTGGGCACTGATGGAACGCCCGCTGAGAATGTGGTGCAGTACGACATTAGTAGGCAGACAGCGGCGGGGACGAGTACGGCGGTGACGCCTGTCGCTCTCAACAGTGCGAAGGGGGCGGCGCGCACAGTGGGAAGTGCCAACTTCACGGCGGAGGGGACTATTACGGCGACTAGTAGCGTCTGGGCCATGCCCCTGAACCAGCGAGCCAGCTTTCGCTGGATAGCTAGGGGGGATGATGATAGGCTGATCATCCCGGCGACCAACCTTGCCGGCTTTGCCCTGCGGGCGAAGAGCCCAGCGTATACGGGCACAGCAGTTGGCGAGATGAAGCACTCCGAATGAGAAATCCAGGCGGCTGGACCTTCATATATCAGGATGGCAAGGTGGAGGAGGGGGAGACCTTCACCTGCTATCACTGCAATTGCCTGGTTATGATCAAGCCGAAGGAGAGGCCGGAGGATATTGGGGGCTTTTGCACCATCTGCACTAAGCTAGTATGCAGCCAGTGCGTGGGCAAGGGGTGCGATCCTTTCGAGGAAAAGAGGCGCCGAATAGAGGCGTCCTATCACGCTAGACGGTCATACGAGGGATAGATGGATGGGCACAATTACGTTCACTGTCATAGGGACGTTTGGCACTCGCACTAGGGATTATACAGTGTCAGATGCCCATATAGATCGCTTGGTGGCAGCGTGGCAGGTTAGGGCTGTTAGGGCGGGTAATCCATCTCCGACGGTGAATGATGCTCTGCTTATGTGGGCGGGCAACATGATGGATGTCACTAAGGCGGATGTTCTGATGACGGAAAGGCAGACGGCAGATAATGCCGTCCTGCCGATTGACGCGAGTTAGGGATGGCTGACACAAAGATCAGTGCTCTGACGGCTGTCAGCACGCCGGCTGGCACTGATGAGCTGGCGGTCAATCAGGCAGGTACGTCGAAGAAGCTGACGTCCGCCCAGATGAAGACCTTCATCAACGATGCGCCGGTATTTGCAGCGGGGAGCGCTAGCGCTAATACAAAGCCTAAGCTGACCAGCGGAACGCTGCTGACAACGCCCGAGGCGGGGGCGTTGGAGATGGATGCCAACTGTATGTATGGCACGACAGATGCGGGGAATAGAGGCGTTATCCCTATCAAGCACTTCATCCGGTGCAACGCTACTCGGACGCTGCCGAACGATACGAACGAGAATGCTATCTTCAACAATCCGACGAACGGCCGACTGACGCTAGAGACAGGAACGTATCTGTTTGACATGGTGATTGGCATCACGGCCATGTCCGCTACGAGTGGCAACGCCCTGCTGGACGTTCTGGGTGCTGGCACGGCAACTATCAACGACTGGCTCTACGCTGTCATCGGCAAGGACGGCACACTCATCAGCGTGAACGCTGTGCTGGGCGTCATGCCCGTCATCCAAAGCACTCCCGCCTCGATGTTCACGGCAGGTACCGGCGCGGAGATGTGGTGGATCGCGAAAGGCTCATTCACCGTTACAGCAGCCGGAACTCTCATCCCGTCAATAGACCAAGTGACCGCTGCAGCCGCTGTCGTTGCAATTGGGTCGTACTTCTCGTGCGAGCGCATCGGTGACGTAAGCGTCGTCTCTGTCGGTCAGTGGGACTAAGCTGTGGCTGACCGTTATCTACTTGAATCTGGGGCGCCGGATGGCTATCTCCTCGAGGATAGCTCCGGCGTCCTCTTGCTGGAGGAAGAGGCTGCTCCTGTCCTTCCGCTTCAGCAGGATAGCAGCTCTACCCAAGTACAGATAAGGCGCTATCCCTCCCTTGCAGTGCTAGCCGCAACGGCGGGGGTTATTGCAGGACCACTATCGAGCATACCTGCTGATAGTCTGGCCTGGCAGCCGGGGCAGGGCGCTCAGGTCCTGCAGCGGACCGGGCAGTATCAGGCAATAGCTGCTCCGCCGCCCTTCATAGCTCCTGCTGCTGAGGTCTTCCTAGATCAGTGGGCAACTGATTCCCCCTATCCAGTTAGGGTCCACCTGTCGGCGGACGGCATGACAACGCAGCCAGATGTATTCCATCTGGTGGGTGTGGAAGAGTGGACGGTTAGGCCGGTCCAGGCTCCGCGTAAAAAAGCGCAGGCCCCGCCACAGCATACCATAATTCAGCAGCAGGCGCAAGAGGAGCTGGTATCGGTAGCTAGCTGGGCAAACACACCTGTCCAGATTGGCCGAAGGCTAACGCTCGATGGGGAGGTGCTCTGGCCTCTGCCGGAGGTGTCTGCTGCTGCGCCTCCAGTACCGATAGATATGTGGCTCGTGTGGCCAGTGCAGCGGCAGCTGCGGAGGCTATACAACCAGCTGCCCGATAGGGCAGAGTGGGACAATGGCGTCTTTGTGCCTATCCCCCCGGAGCCCGAGCCAGAACCGGAGCCGCCTGCTCCTCCTAGGGCAGAAAAGCCGTTTGGCGTCAGCATAAGGCATACTGGATGGCCCAGAGGGGGCTTCCGGACCAAGATATTCGTGGACCGCAAATGAATAGAGCACAGTACGAAGAGATGGTAACGCTGGCGGAGGAGCTGAAGATTCGCCAGGGGGGCGATCCGCTGCGGAACTACTCGCTGCACGAGAAGCAGAGAGCCTTTGTGAACAGTGTTCTGTACCAGGAAGCGAAAGAGAACTGGTTTATAGCGGCCAACCGATCGGGGAAGAGCGATGCAGGAGCATACATCGGAGCAACTTTGGCGAGGTTTGGAGTGCCCAACGCCCCTCCAGGGGAGCGCAGTACAAGCGGATGGGTGTCTGCCCTTGATTTTCCTACATCAAGGGACGTCATCCAACCAAAGTATTTCGATAATGGTTTCGTTCCCCCTGGTCAGAGACATCAACCTTTCATTCCTAAGCACGAAATCGAGCAGTGGAGGGTGGACGACCAGATATTGAAGCTGAAGAACGGCAGCATAATTGGCTTCAAGTCGGCGGACAGTGGCCGACGGAAGTATCAGGGGAGTGAAAAAGACTGGCTGCACATGGATGAGGAGCATCCATGGGACATATATGAGGAGGCGGTGATCAGAGTGGGCGCACGCCCACTCCTTTTCTTCTGCACGGCCACTATTTTGCCGCCGGAAGGGACGGGGAGCACCGTTTCTTGGGTCTTTGGCAAGGTAATTCAGCCCTTCCAGGCGGGCACGCTGGCCCACGCGCGGGTTTTCGGCGCTTCTATCTATGACAACCCGGGAATTGACCCAAATGAGATCAAAAGGCTCGAATCTATCTATCCGATTGGAAGTCTGAGCCGGCGAATTCGCCTAGAGGGAGAGTGGCTGCCGGGGCTCGGCGGTAGCAGGGCCTACGTAGGGTTTGAGAGGCACCTGCACGTCAGAGAACAGCCCCCGATCAGCCATCTTCGGCCCATTATCTGGACCTGGGACTTCAACGTTGAGCCAATGTGCTCGCTGGTAGGGCAGGTGGATGGTAACGTATACCGCGTATACCGAGAATTCGTAATGGACGACGCGAACATAGGGGAGATGTGTGCCATGTTCTATGAACACTTCCCCAAGCATAGAGCTGAGATTTGGGTCTATGGGGATGCCAGCGCTAATCGGCGGACGGGCCAGACCGGGAAAAGCGACTATTTCGTTATGATGCAAGAGATGAGAGCCTTCAATGTACCTATTCGGCTGCGGGTGCCACCTGATAATCCGAAAGTGGCAGACCGGATAAATGCCGTCAATAGGCTGTGCAAGGATGAGGCTGGACAAATAAGGTTGCAGATTGATCCTAGCTGCACGGAGCTGATCACGGATATGGAGGGCGTCTTGCGCGACGGGCGCGGGGGTATATATAAAGTGCGGAACAGGAAGGACCCATATTTTCGCAGGACGCATACCAGCGACGCACTGGGGTACTGGCTATCCTTTGAGGAGCCAGTTCGTCCCCCGAGCGACGCCACCAGGACCTATGGAAACCTAGGAGGACCGAGCTATAGCTTCTCCCGGCCAACGATCAGCGTATCCTAAGGGCGGGAGGAGGGTACCGACTGAGCAGTGTAGGATGTGTGGGGTGCCGCTGATGACGGATGCGGAGCAGAAGCTGGGCGTTCATGTTAGCTGTGTAGCCAATACAATCTATCATCGTAGGGCCGTAGATATACCGAGACCGAAATATGGCCATCGCAGATAGTGGTCCTGGCAAGGACGTCCCAGTTGGCGATCCCAGGGACCTGACAGTCATTGAGGCAGTGAAGCGCTTCAGGGTCGAGGCGGAGGATGCCAAGTGGGAACGGCTGCGACTGAACAGGCGCAACAGGGACATCTACTTCGGCAGGCAGGATTGGAGCCATAAGCAAGAAGGG